CACCACTTTAAGCCAAACGGCACCACCCTTTCGGGATGCTAAACAGCGAGTGTGTAGATCTTCACTCTCTTATAGCCCTCAGTCCCCGGTAAAGTCCATAACGGACGCCCGGAGTCCAGGAACTCACATGGCGTAGATTCACTTACGCTTCCGTGTAGTCCCCGACGGAGGTCAGCACGAAGGTTAAGGGATTGCTCCCAGCCCTCCGAGTCGACCAATGGAACACGGTCCGCAACATAGACCATGTATAAGGGTGAGACATAATCGCCCGGGTACCTCGAAACAATCTTGAGGCCCTGAAGCGAGAACGACTCAAAAGAGTAACCGCTATAACCTTTCTCGCGCCATTTCTTTTTTATAGCGCGCGGCCATTCCTCACAAAGGAGGTGGCCATCCCCGTACCCATCCGGCCCATAAAGCCGAAGAGGTGATGGGATGAAGGCAAGCACTTTCTCCGCGAACTCGAAGTTGTAATTTCGATAGTAGAAATTGTGCAAGTTAAATAGCGTAGCCCCACTAACCAGGTGCTTTTGGTAGTAAGGCCTAGTGTTGATTCCCATATAGTAGTCCTGACCACACGATTCGCGGAAGGGGCCGTCCCAGAACGACTTTCCAGTATTAATGGAGAAGCCGCAGACGGTGAGACCCCAGATAACATCATGTACACTGCGAGCAGGTACAATGATATCATCACCGTAAACACCAACTTCCGACTCATCGAATGCTAATCTAATAGCACTCGTAGAGATCGCCCAGAAAATAAGCGTCTCGAGGGGAAAAGAAAAACCATTCCCCATTGAAGACATTTTCTGGAGTTGGTACTCTTGCCCCTCGAAGAGACAAGAGCCGGTCCTGGCGGCGCTAAGTAAGCGCCACCAGTCCTCACTGACTAGAAAACGAACTAGTTCAGTAGAGATTAGGTCAGAAGCACTACTCAGGTCTAAAGTGGCGAGGGAGCCAGTTACGGATCCCTCCCGAGCCAATCTCTGATTACGAGTCTGGTCGGAGATATTTAAACCTACACGACGCAACCTTCTTTCGATATGGCGGCCGATCCCTCCTTGGAGTAACCCATTGAGCGACGGTTCGACCATAATTGAACGAAAGGTCTTTGCGTTTTTTGGGACGAACTCAAGTTTTCCCGGTACGACATCAACCGGTACTCGCTGCGTCTCATATGCATACCCAGTCTCCGCAACTTCAGAGACATCGGTATATGCGCCGTTCCAGCACGGATCGTATAAAGCATCGATCCAATGCGGGACAGAGCGCATAACCGTGGGTAGCAAACCAGACGCTAAGAGTCCACTGCTACACTGGAAACCAGCCGCAAATTTGAATTGCGGACAGGAATCCTTTCTTTTTATAACAGTCGTAGCACCCGGGCCGAAACGCAAAGAGAGCCCCTCTATAGAGGGGCACGGTCCGAGAACCTTCCGCACTTTTCGTCCAGCTGTGTCTAACAGCTTCAAGACGCTCGGCAGAATCGAAGCACTGTGCTTCGAGCCGAGGCGGAGAGGTCTCAGAAGATCGTTGGTCTCTTTGCATGCAGCTTCGGCCGCCCAGAACTTCTCTAACGCAACAGCCCGTTTATCGATGCCGATATCAAGGTAGTCGCCCTTTTGGTAAAAGGCGAGTGCTTGTCGGCATTCGATCAACTGGAGAACATCCCAGTTGGGCTTATTAACGTTTAGATCGTACTGGACAAGCGCCGGATAGTCTCTGGATGTTATCAGAGACTTAATCTCGGCGCCAACCACACCGCCTAAATCGGCGTGTGCGGATGCGATCCCATCAATGATGATGAGCGATTCTGAGGCAGTATATTCCTCATCCCATGCCCCTTTTAACGGGAATAGCATGTAAAACTCCTTAAAAGAAGAGTTGGAACGCTTAACGCCTCGACCATGCGACAGCAACTATGACGATACACAATGCCATAGTGTTGACGACGGTTGAGACATCAATCGAGACACCCATTTAGGATGCGACGATATTCTGGTCGAGCAACTCGGGGACCGGACCAGTAGCAACTGGTGCGACCGACGTGGTGACACTTCCAGCGATGTTGATAGCCAATTGCCGCGCAAGGCGGCGTTCGGCGATCGTAGCGCGTTCAGCGTAGTAGCCGATGATCACGACTGTGTTCACATAGGCTACTTTTGGAGCAGCGGTATAACCCGCTGAATTCTGCCCAGAAACGGACTCCATCACGGGGACCGAGACTGTGCTAGTCACTCGCCAAACGCCCGACTTCAGTTGAACCTGCTTCATTACGCACGAAATCTGTGCGTAAAGTGGAATCGTCGTCAACGCTTCCCGCCATGTAGCGGTAAGAGCGTTGTCTTTCGGATCCACAGCAGAGTTGACTGCAACCAGGGTGTGCGTCACGGGAGTGGCTGCGCCATCAAAGGCGACGATGTTGGCTTGTGCCGACATATGAAGCTCCTAAAAAGAAAGCAGTTTAAGGGAAAGCTCAATGCCGTCCCGCGAATCTCTGCGGGTTCGCGCCACTCATCAGCTGATGAAGGAGCGCGGCGGCATTCTCGAGATGGGTCAGACTGAAGGCCTTACTCAGCGGTTTAAAGCTGGGTTTCGGTACGACAATAGGACCCACGGTTCGGACCATTACTACTCGTCTTCCGACGAAGCCCATAGATTCGAGCCAATCATTGCCAACAGGAGGTAGGTTTCCCTTCCACATACTAGCATTCATTATAGCAACAGTAGTCTCCTGGAAGACAGTCTTAACGGATTTAGCGTCAAGTGACCCAAGGAAGGAGAGCGAGGACAAGTAGTTTCCGATTGGAATGAACCAATCGACTACAAATGACCACGGCAGCTTCTCCCAGAGGACTGACGAAGGATCCAACAGCCCTAAGTTGCGGGCTGTAGATGTCTTTTCGGAAAGGATGACTTTGTACTTGATAGAGACAGTTTGTTGTCCGGGCATCGGATACGAAGCTGGATTTAGTCCGACTTCTGCTAATTGCGTAAAGCTTTTAGTAGAGTAGAACACCAGCCCGCGATCTTTGGTCCGACCTTCAAACGCCTTCATCGCTTCGTACAGATCCTGGAGCAATGGCTGCCAGCCGTAACGGATGGCAAGCAGAGCACCAGAAAAGTCTTGGGACTCGACCTTTTTGCGAAACTTCTTAGCCGCCTGCGAACCTGGTACGAAACGTACAGATTCCAAAGCGCGTTTCCAGTCGCCGTTTCTGACATGACGAATCATGTTGAGAACGGCAGAACTGGTGTTTCTGAGAAGTTCTAAGGTCTGACCCAACTCAGCACCGAACACGGCCATGTTAAAGTCGTGTCCGCGGATAGCAGTAGCTATCTTATTAAGTGCCTCGAGATCCAAATTTGCCGTTGGAGCGAGAACTGGCAGAGTACTGTCAAAATAACAGTAATCCGCTGACGGCAACCGAGTACGAGATAGCTCTTTGCCAGCATACCAGAGAACTGACCAATACTTGCATTTGGTTTTTTGAATGTTCCGCATGTCGACAGAATACGGGTTCTCGACGGTTTTTCCGTCGGCACCAGTCCACGTCTTCTGCTGAACACTCTGACCATCTGCGCTAGTACGGGAATAAGATCCGGTAGTCATGGCTGAGCTATAAGCAAGACAACCTGTCTTAGCACCTCGATCACATCCGTGACAGGGGCGCCGAGATAGGCGTAAGATAGGACAGTAGCGAAAGCTACGCCTAACAGACTAAGGAAACGTTTCTCTTTACACCAAGCGGGTAGGGTCATAGCGCCACCCCATCGTAACGAGTAGCCGGAATCAATAGGAGGTTTTTCCCCGTATTGAAATTCTGATACACGAAAACGGTGTTGAGGTGCCAACCCCGCGGCGTTCTACTAACCTGGGCCCTGCGAAAGGGACCCCAGTCAGTATTCTGCCGACACGTTTGGAACCACTTATCGTAGTCCTCAAGCACGCTCTCCTCGGAAGGTGTCAAACACTTCTCATCAGCCTCAAGGGCGGATAGAAGGTCTGCACGGATCGAGTTATACTGATCGTTCATCTCTTCTTCAGAGATGGGCTCTGGTAGGCTCGAGTCGAAACAGACTTGCATAATACTGCAGT